GGCAAAGACAGACTTACCAACTCCGGGACGAGCGGAGACTAAGTCTACGCATTTTCTACGTAGACCTCCTCCAACCACAGAGTCGAATCTCGGAAAACCGCTAGTCAATCCGATTTGGTCACATTTATTCTCTATGAGAAAATCAAGATATTCATCAATGTCGTCTCCGAGCATCTCGGGTTTTTTACCAGAGTCATCTCCTCGAAGAAAATCCATCAACGGCATTTCTACAAGACTAATGATTTCATCTATAGTCTCATCGCCATTGATCGATGATATATCTTTGTCTATCTTGTTGGCTATAAGCCTAGCCTTACGGGCAAATTCAAACTTTTTAACTTGAGCCGCAAAAATCAATACATTGGTTTGCTTGACTGGATAATCCATCAAGTCTCTGATGTATTCTAGCTCTTGTTTTGTTTGTATTGCTTCTGATAGATTGAGTTGCTCTGCCGCAGACAGGATCGACGGGATATCAATAGCATTACTTTTTTCAAGTACTTTTTCGATACACTTGTAAATAACCTGATTGCTGCGATGAGCAAAGCTATTGTGTGTAATGAAATCGTTTATCTCGACATATGAATCTAAACCGTAAGCAAAAAGCCCTGCTAACACAGCGCGTTCTGCTCCAATGTCAGAAAGTTGTGAATCCATTCTACTTTCCTGTGCATCTATTACATCGAACGAATTCTCCGTAAACTAGGTTTGAATTTAATTCAATAGACCTTCCGCAAACGTGGCAATCAACAGATTGCTTCTTTGTTCTTTCACGGTTTCGAATGGCTTTGCCCATACGTTCAAATTTAGATGCATCAAAACTTGGATCACGATCTTCACCAGTGTCGCTCCACTGATTGTTCTTTGCTTTCACCTGAGTTTTCCTCTTATCTGAATAATTTTCACCACGAACAACAGTAAAATCCTCGTTCACTTGCACACGAGGCTTCACAGAAGAAACCACTTCTTCTTTATGAATAATAGGTATTGATTTAGACAACTCGCTTATAAGTTTAGCCTTTTGATCATCTGTCAAAGAGTCTAAAAACGCTTGCATAGATTCACTACTCATCTTTTCTTTCCTTTTTCGATCAAGATATCTGCCTTGCGACGAATGTTATATTCTCTGTTTTTCACATTTTCAAGACGACCTTCTGCTGTCATTTTCCATTCATGGATTTTAAAAGCGACTTCATTGTCCCTTAGGATAGTGGCCACTTTCGTCTCATGCTTTGCGTACTGTTCCCATACGCCATTTTTCAAATCTTCTGCTATGATACTTTGCAGATTGTAATCACACCATTTTACAACATTTTCACAATTAGCTCGCTCGTGAGACACATGATCAGCATATTGATATAATAAATACGCATAATTAAAACATTCATCTTGAATGAGTTTCTGCATTTGCTCAAGCGTAAAGGTTTCTGCGATAGCAAACTCTGCGTTGAACGGTGTGGGTGTGATGTTTTTTGCGGTTATATACGCATCTATGCCATCTAAAAAATGCCTTAATCTATCTGCTGCGTTCAATTTTTTCTCTCCAATATTCTATGTTATCGTCCCAGCGTAACTCAATCAATTTGAACGAATTTATTTCACACCACTGTATCTTGGCCACATCTCTCGCCTTAGCTTGTAGATATTGCATTTTAGTTTTATGAAAAAATGGTACAAATTTAAAATGTTGCTCTCCATGAACCTCTACTCCAACCTTACCATTGGGAATAAAGAAGTCAAGGTATAAAACGGATTTTTTTGAAGGATCTGTCGATCCCGGTAATTTAACCTCTTCATAAATATTGTAGCCAGAAAACATTTCATGAAGCAGGACTCTGGCCATTTTATGGTAAACAGAACATCGATCTCTTGGTTTGGAGCATTTTTTAAGATCCAGAATATATTCTCTTTCGTTTAACCCAAAAACTTTCATAGCAATACTTCTCTGATGCTTTCATTTAGATAGTTTAATAAAGTTTCATTCTCATTCAAGAACGTTACCACATTTTCTATCCCTTGAAATTTAAAGGCTTTGGTCACTTCTTCTTCTTTGGTTGAATCAATGCCGTTTGCTGTTAGCCAAGTCTTTATGATTGGATCTTCTGCCTTTTCTACAAACTTATTGATAGTATACCACGATCCTTTTAGGCTTATTATAGCGAACTCTGTGGCGATCTGAGCTATCTCTTGGCATTCGTCGATTCCTACTCCATATCTAATCCAACTTTGAGCTGTGCTCATTGGACGACCACCAGCGGCGGAAGTCTTGATCTGCCAATTCGCCACTTGACCGACATGGTTTCCGGATTCCTTTGGAACTTCCCACTTTCCTCTGTGAGTAATAACCATATTTGTACCAGCCTGAAACTGAATCATATTTCCACAGTCAGCCATTTTTGCTGGAGCGTATTTAGATCCTCCAGTATTAGCAATATTATGAGTAACAAATATAGCTATAGCTTTCATTCTTGCCATGTCGCCACTGATTCTTTTGAAGAACATTGACAGCAATCTAGGCAAAGCGTTGCGTACACCGCTTCTGATATCTCCGTCAATCTCATCCTGAGGAACCATGTTTGATGTCGAATCCACAATAACAACTAAGTTTTCTTCTTCTTTGATCAGTTGTTCCAAAATATTGAGGTATGTTTCAGCGGAAATAACAGGCTTGTCATCTGTAGCTTGAACTATCTGAATTTCTTCAATGTTCAGACCCTTGATGCCGTGAAAGTTTTCCTTTGTTAATCTACCCTCGGTATTTAAATAATAGATCCTTTTGCCTTCGGCTTGAGCCTTCGCCGCAAAATAAAGAGCGGTGGTTGTCTTTCCTGTCTTTGGATCTCCTGTCATGACCACGCACTGACCTTCACGGATTCCGCCACCCAAAGCTATGTCCAACGCTGGACCGATACTTATGGTTTTGTACGATTCTAATCTCTGTAGAACCTCGGTGCCAGATTGAATAATCTTTCCATATTTCTTGATTAGTGTTGCTACCATCTGATCCGAATCACTATCAGTTATCAATGTCTTCGACTTTTTCGCCATTCTCGATGTTCCTCAATCTATTTAGAATATTTTTACCACCGTAACTAGATTTTCTTACCTTAGCGTCATTTTTAACTTCTATTTCTTGCTTCGGTTTAGCTTCCTGTTCATCTAATAGTAGCTGATATTTGTGGATTACCCCATTGACTTTCGGATGATTTAAAGAAAATATTCCATAAAACTCAGATGAGTTGATAGCTTTGACAACAGCTTCTTCTGAGAATAACTTGATCAAGTTATTTGCAACGTAAAGCTGTTTTCTGAAGGTCCAATCCCACGGTTTTTTGTTCCAGAATTTATAAGGCAACGATCCTTCGTTTTTATTTTCTGCATTTTTTCGACACATTATTTCAGCAACATAAGCTGCACAAGTACAGTGATCACCTGTAGACTCGTGCTTATACTTGCTCTTGTCTGTTCTTTTTCTTTTTTCTATCATCGTAAATCAATGCCTCCTCAAAACATTCTGTTTCTATCATCGTAAATCAATGCCTCCTCAAAACATTCTGATAGATCGTCTTCGTACTCTTTGTCTAGGAGAAGCTCTGGGACTACCCACATTTGCTTGTGGACATACCCATCGTCTTTCAGTAGACCCACAGTATAGAAATCTCTTGTTGGTCTTCCTATGGACCCCCACGCTGATCTAACCAAGTAGACAGCCTCTGGACTTCCAATGTCTATTATGCATTTCGTGGACCTGAATTGCAAGTGTAGATCTTTTATGAAGACTTCTTTTTTTTCACAATATTCTTTTACTAAAAACCAATGATCGTAATCTGAAAAGAAAAAATGCTCACCATCAGATGTCATGACTTTAATGAAAAGCTTATTGACATTCTTCTTGTCTGAAGAATAAAACTTTGCCCATTTTTCATCGTCCATTTTGTTCCCTAATTTTTGCTACGCAAGAAGCTCTTGAAATTTTCTTTGTTGATTGAGATCTTTTTGAGTCAGATAATTCTGATGCGTTTGGCGTCATCACCGTTGACCCCTTGTTGTTTCTTGCAAACTGCTGATAAAGCAATGTTTCAGCTTTTGTAGTTTCTTTGATGACTATACTTTTTATATATCCTTCTATTGTAGACTTTGATCTGTCTAGATCTTTGCACAAAGAATCAATAGACATTTCTAAGTTATTGTCAACATAGAACTTTTCTGCTTTGCCCAACGGTCCTTTTTTAGTCATTTAAAAATCCTCTCTGAGCTTTTGTTAAATAAATAGTATTGTTTGTTTT